TATTGCTCGTAAAAATGCCGCGAAAGGAAATATCAATAACCCAGCGGGATTTTCTAAAAGAAAAAAGAGAACGAAAATGCAAACTGAGGGTAATTTACACCAGTGGTTCAAAGGATCTAAGTCTAAAGATGGTAAAGGCGGTTGGGTAAATGTTGTCACAGGTGGCACTTGTGCTAGTGACAAGCCAGGTGAGGGTACTCCTAAGTGTGTATCATCATCTAAGAGAGCGTCAATGACAAAGGCAGAGAGACTCTCTGCTCAGAGAAGAAAGAAAAAGGCAGATCCAAATCAACAGTCTAAGACAGGTGCAGCTAAACCTACATATGTTAGTACTGATAGTCCTAGAAAGAAAAAGAAAGTGAAAGAAGAGTATATTAATGAGTTAGAAACAAAAACCATGCTTAATTATATTGATAAAGCCAGTGATTCAGCGACAAAACTTAAAGCCAAGGCTGACAAATATGACTCAAAAATAAAGAAACTTGGATCGAAAAAGCCTAAGAAAGCAGCAAAGTTAAGTACAAAGGCAGCTAATGCTCTTAAAAAGATGGATAAGAGAGAGGATAGTATATCATTGGCTAAAGATAAAATAATGAAAAGACAGGAAGATAAAACCTTAACCAGTTTGAAAAGATCATATGAAGGCCCAGACGCAGTGAAAGAAAATTATAAACCTGTAATTAAATCAGTTGATGAATGTTGGAAGACTCACAAGAAAGTGGGCATGAAAATGAAGGGTGGTAAACTCGTCAATGATTGTCGTCCTAAGAACGAATCATTTGGAATAGATGAAGACAAAAAGCCTCTCAGTGCTGCCAGTAAACGTTTACCAGGCGGAGCTCCTAACAAAAAACTTGGATTAGATTTTGATCTATCGGGAGTTCCTCCTAGAAAAGATCCTCCTAAAAAAGAGCCAAGACCATATAAAAGGATGTCTCATGCTGAGAGAGTGAAAGATAATAAGAGAATACAAGCTGCTAAAGATGCTGCAAATCCAGATAAAAAAGAGAAACAAAGAATCTACCAGAAAAATCTTGCAAAAAACCCTGCTGTAAAAGCAAGAAAACTGGCTATCAAACAGGGCAGATATCCAAAGTACGGAGGTGATATATCATTTGCAGATATAGGTAGAAAAAATCAAGACATGGTGGATACTGCAAAAAAAGGTTATCATGTGAATACGCCAAGAGAGGTTATACATGATAACTATGAACCAGTGATTTCAGAAAAATGTTGGAAGGGGTATGAGAAGAAAGGTATGAAGACTATGTTTGGTAAGAGATATCCAAACTGTGTCAAAAAGAAGAGAACTAGAAAAGAGGAGTTCTCTCCTATACTTGAGGGAGGAGCAAGAGTTGGTAGAAAGTTTTCTATTGGTAAAATTGGAAAACAATATGGAAGAGATGAGTATGGTGATCCAATAAAGAAAGATGGCAGTTCTGCGCTCAAGAAGAATGTAGATAAAAATCCAAAGGATGATAAGACACCTAACACTCTGATGGGTGAGGCAATGGTTGAAGCAAAAGTAACTACAAATTATAACCGTAATACAAATCTTCCAATCCGTGCAGATTCTCATCAAGTTATAAATGATAAAAAAGCTAGTCAAACTGGATTGGTGACAGGATCAGATCATCCAGATAAAACTAAAAAGAAAGTTGAACCTCAACCAATTAAACGTGAAAAAGGTCAAGTAATGCAAGATAGTTATATTCCAGTAATTGAAGGGAAGAGTCCAGCATGGCAGAGAAAGGCAGGGAAGAGTGAGTCAGGTGGACTCAATGCAAAAGGTGTTGCATCATATCGTGCTGCAAACCCAGGCTCAAAACTTAAGACTGCGGTTACAACAAAACCATCTAAGTTAAAGAAAGGGTCTAAGTCAGCTAAGAGAAGATTATCATTCTGTAGAAGAATGAGAGGTATGAAAAAGAAACTAACTTCAGCTAAGACTGCAAGAGATCCAGATTCAAGGATCAACAAGTCACTTCGTAAGTGGAACTGTTCTTTTGAACCTGAGAATGGTCAAATGATCATGGAAAGAGGGCCTCATACTTTAGGAAGTGGAGCTAGACAGAAGAGTATCCATGCTAAGACAGGCCAAAAAGGCACAAAGAAAGTCTCTGGTATGATAAAATCTCTAAAGAGAAAAAATTCAATATTAAATCAACCAATGGGAGGCCCAGCTGATGCCGCGGCTAAGGCTAGAAGGTTATCATATGTAAAGGATGATGTAGACCTAACCATTCTTCGTTTTATAGATGAAGGCCATATGAATAAGACATGTGGTAAAGGTGAATACTATTGTTATCAAGACAAGAAGTGTAAATCAATTCCAAAAGGAATGAAGATAGGTTATGGTGGAATGTTAAAACCAATTGAAAATGAAAAAGATGAATCTAATGGTAAAAAAGGTGGCTCTAATGGCAATGGGAACGGTCATGGTGGCAATGGGAACGGTAATGGTGGTAACGGCAACGGTGGAAATGGTGGAGGAAACGGCGGCGGAGAATAGACTTGACAAAATAATCAAGTAGTCTTATAATCATATTATGAAATATATTTTTGACGTTGATGGGACGCTCACTCCCAGCAGAAAGAAAATTGATCCAGACTTTCTAATATTCTTTAACAGTTTTGCTCTTGCAAACGAGGTCTATCTCGTCACAGGAAGCGATAGGGATAAGACTATAGAGCAAATTACACACCTTCTCTACTGTAATTGTAAGAGGGTGTATAATTGTGCTGGCAATGATGTGTATGAAGGAGACATTTCAGTATACAGAAATGATTGGACATTACCTTTAGAAGCAAGAGAACATCTTCTAGAGGAATTGCATGAGAGTCACTTTCCTGTAAGAACAGGAACACACATAGAAGAAAGACCAGGCTGTGTCAACTTTAGTGTTGTTGGTAGAGGTGCCAATCAGACAGAGAGATTGGTGTATAGTGATTGGGATTGTATAAAAAAAGAAAGAGAAGGTATAGCAAATAGATTCAATGAAAAGTTCCCTGATTTACATGCCTTTGTGGGTGGTGTGACAGGCGTAGATATATCAAGTAAAGGATGTGATAAGAGTCAGATCATCAGAGACTTTCCTGATGGCGATGTGGTATTCTTTGGAGACAGATTAGATCCTCATGGGAATGACAGACCACTAGCAGATGCTATCGAGAAAAATAAATTAGGTATGGTAGTAGAAGTTTTAGGCTGGGAAGATACTTGGAATAAATTAAAATGAAAGAGACTAAATGGACAGCACAAATAATGTTACAATCAAATAGATTGACAAGAGTAGAGTTCTTTTCACCATCCAATTTAAGAGAGGATGCAGAAGCAACTGTCAAGGCATTATATGGTGTAACTGATGTTCGTCAGTTAAGGAGATTGTGGTCATGAATGAAGTCCAGTTTATAAAACATAGAATCTTTAGAGAGACAGACGCTGTTGTATTCTATGATATATCTGTTGAAGAATCTAACGCAGCAGACCTAGTAATCCATGATGGCCCTGCTACCTCACCACCTGATGATTGTGTAGGTGCAAAGTCATTTTATATTCATAGTTTCCAAGACGATTACAATAGAGTAGTATCAGGGTCAAGGACATTTGAATTAGTAAATCTACAATGGAAGTATCCATATCATCTTGTCAATCTTACCAGACAGAGTGGCGCTCTGTTGATACCTCGTGGAACATTTCACAGATCAAAATCAGGAGAGGAGGGTTCTATCGTAATCAACCAAGCAAAAAGGTATGATGGATTCGATGCCAGTGCTGAGTTCTATCCTGTATCTGCCTCTGAAAACCGAGAACTATACAACGTTTTAAGGAATGAAAAACCTGTTATACATAGTGTGAAGATATGAAAATGATGGAATGGCTGAAGGAGGAGATTACGAAAACCCCTGGCTATATGAGGGTAAACCTTTCACTTCTGACGATATTAATGATTTCTTCGGTTTCGTCTACTGCATTACAAATAAGACAACAGGTAAGAAGTACATCGGCAGAAAATATTTCGTACAGAAACGAAAACCCAGAGGCGGCAAACGAAAAGTTACTAGCGAATCGGATTGGAAGAAATATTATGGATCGTCCCCCGAACTCAAAGCCGACGTATCCGAGTTTGGAAAATCCAACTTTTCCAGAGAGATCTTGTCTCTCCATACAACTTTGGGGAAAACCAACTATGAAGAGACCAGACAACTGTTTGTTAACAACGTCTTAACTGAAGCTCTTGACAATGGAGAACCAGCCTACTATAATAGCAATGTTTTAGGCCGATACTATAGAAAAGACTATTTCAATTAGTGATTGTGTTAATTATCTGACTTCTTTAGGTGCGGATAACATACCCCATAGAGATTCAAATCTTCTTTCACATTCTATAAGCGTTGCTGGTATGTTGAATGGTTATGACAGACCTCATCATGAACAGGTAGCTGCCCTTTTTCATTCAATATATGGCACTGAATTTCAAATGTACAAAGTTAATGTTACACGAGAAGAAATTCAAAATCTAATAGGAATAAAGTCGGAACATATCGCTAATTTGTTCTGTACTTTAAACGATAGAGTCAACACCATATTATATGGTAAAGGTTTAAAAGAACCAGACAAGACAGCTTTAAGATGGTTGGAATATTGTAACATAAGAGATCAAGATCCCCAAGCCGCAATCTTAAAAGAGTTTGAAATTGTCTTACATATATAATATACAAATAATTCAATTGAAAAAATGAACTTTTTACCTAATGCTGAACTTTTCTTTTTGAGTAGAAAAAAACTTATTAGAAAATCAACTGTCAATTTATTTGAGGGCAAAGACATACTTCTCATTGGAATCAATGCTGCTTTCTCTCCAGTAGATACTCAAATGGTAAAAGAGTATGAAGCTTTATACGACACTTTTATAAAAGAAACCGAGGTAGATGAAATATACTTTGTCAGTATGAATGATCCATATGTAATGGATGCTTGGTGGAAGTCAATGAAGATTAAAAAATGTAAGTGTCTTCCAGATGGTAATGGTGCTTTATCAATGAGAATAGATAATCAAGGTGGCATGTCAGGTGGTCTAACTGTTAATGAAATGTATAACAAAGGTATGGGAAAAAGAACATGGCGTTTTGCTTTACTTCTTGAAGATAATTGTCAGATGACATACCTTGAAGAGGAGACTCCTGGCGGTAGTCAAGGAACTAGAGACAACTTACCTAATGATCCTTATGAGTTGACAACACCAGAATTAGTTTTGGCTCATTTGAAAAATAGAAATCAACAAGAACGCATACGAGAATTGAATACAGCTTCTCAAGATTTGTCGTTACCAAAATGAAAATTATAAGTCTGAAATATCTGGAGGAAAATTTTAGTGATATAGTTGATCGAGCTCAGGCTGGTGAAACCTTTTTACTGGATACTCCTGATGGTCAGATAGCTTTAGTACCAGATAAGGGCATTCTCAAACCAGTTATTGATTCTGGACAAGCAAAAGATATAGAATATATGTGGAATCATGATGATGGTGCTTGACTTCCTAATAAAGATTGTGTATAATAAAGTATATACATTTTTTTATTATGATTGACGTTTTGTATCAGCATGACCCATACAGATATGTGAAGATGCCTGATCTCCTAGAGAATGGCCATCCAGATTATCGTATTCAAAAGTGGAATAATCATAACGGATACAAGGACATGTATCTCTGTGATAATTGGATGCAGATGAAAACAGCTATTGAAGACTTTGAGTATACAAAATGGTTAGACCCTGCTGGAGTTCCATGCTACGTTAAAGATCATGTCGCATCATAAAGATGAACCATCAAACTTAGAGAAGGCAAAAATCTTTTCTAAGACAGCGTATGATGTTATAAAAGGTTTCGTAAGTAAGGGTACTTTATTAGTACCAAAAGAAGTAAAAAAAGCAAGAATAGATATATGTAGAGAGTGTAATAGATTTGATGAACAACGTCACTTATGCAGAGAGTGTGGGTGTTTCTTAGTCAATAAAGTTAAGTTTACTGCTTCTCGATGCCCCCTAAATTATTGGTAAAAAAATGCAAGACCAGAAACCACCATTTGATATAACAGATTTTATTGGCGTCTTCCCTAATTCAATAGATCCAAATTTCTGCGACTATCTAACTAACTATATCGACACAGCAGAACAAGTTCAAGGTAGAAGATATACTCATGTAAAAGATAAACAAATTTGTCTTGATGCTTTCTCGCCAGGAGAGGCAAAAGATTTAATGCAAGGCGTAAATGGATGTTTATATTATTACATAAGTGAGTTTTCATATCTAACTAATTTCAACTATGTTAGTTCCGTTGTTTTATTACAGAAAACAGATCCTACAGAGGGATATCACATGTTTCATGCTGAGAATCTTAATTGGAATAATAATACTAGAACTATGGCGTGGATGGTATATCTAAATGACGTAGAAGAAGGTGGAGAGACAGAGTGGTTATATCAAAAACTTAAAGTAAAACCAAAGAAAGGAACAGTTTGTATATGGCCAGGCGGTTACACACATTTACATAGAGGAAATCCTCCTATGTCTTCAAAGTACATCGCTACTGGTTGGTATCAGGGTAATATTGGACTTACTCAGGTTCAGACAGCGGGATTGAATGATAGACAGTATATGGAAAGTATGCAATCGTAAATGTCTGAACTACATATTCTTTTTCCAACGCCAGTATATCAAAATTTCTTAGAGTTTAGACCTTCTGAACTCAAGTTTATGATAGATTATGTGTCAAATCTAGATTGGGCTAGTGATAAAGACATATATGAAGGCCCGAATGGAGAGACAACAAAACTAGAAGCGGATTTATTGTCTGAACCAGAGTTAGAAAATCTAAGAACAAAAATAGATGAAGAAGTACATAATTTCGCTCAAAGTTTACAGATAGATTTTAGTAAACATGGATTGAAAAGAATTAATTCTTGGGGTAATCTTCAAAAGAAAGGAAATTATATAAAGGAACATCGCCATAATAATACTCAGTTCTCTGGAGTGTTTTATTTACAGACGCCAGAAAATAGTGGTGACATTATTTTTACCACAAGGAACGCTACTTGGATTAATAGTTATTGGGAACCATCTCTTACTGGGTATGATGATCTGAATAGTTTTGAAAAAAGATTTAGACCACAACAATGTGGTATATTTCTTTTCCCTGCTCACTTAGACCACTATGTAACTCCATCTCATTCAGAGGAGGAGAGATATAGTATCTCATTTAATTACAATCTTGAGGGTAAATTCTTTGGTGATTGTAATAATCACCTAACACTCAAAGTATTATGAAAGTATTAGTCACAGGCCATAAAGGTTTTATTGGTAGTCATGTTTTTAATTTTCTGAGTGACATCTTTGATGTTGATGGATTAGATAGACCAGATGACATAGAAAACTTTGTAGACGTTGGGTGTGCAGATTATGATCTTATAGTTCATCTAGCTGCCTACGCTGCACTCAGAGATAGTGTAAATAATCCTGATAAATTCTGGGAGAATAACGTTGAAAAATCTAAACCCATCTTTGATTATTGTAGAAAGTATAATACTAGGTTGTTGTATGCAAGTTCTGCTGGTGCATATAGTTGGTGGCAGAATCCCTACGCCATAACAAAGAAAGTAAATGAGATACAGGCTCCACCTAATAGTGTGGGTATGAGATTCTTTAATGTATGGGCAGAGGAAGGAAGTAGAGATGATATGTTATATGAGATGTTGAAACAAGGAACTGCAAAGTATATTACAAGACATAAGAGAGATTGGGTTCATGTCATGGATGTTGTCAGAGCGATTGCAACCTTGATTCCTAGTTCATTTACAGGAACAATAGATGTGGGTACAGGACAGATGACCTCTGTTATAGATCTTGCCAACGCCATGGGTATGGGTCATCTTCCTATCAAGGAGGACACACCTAATGAACCTGATGAGTTGTGTGCTGATGTCGCACCTCTCATGGAACTTGGTTGGTTTCCAACCGTTAACATTTTAGATACGGTTATTGCGAAAACCGTCAGTGTGTGATACACTAAATAAGGTGAAGTTTATTTTAAACTTGTATGAATAAGAAAACAGCACTAGTATTGGGTGCAGGCGGCTTCATTGGAAGTCACATGGTAAAACGATTACGATCAGAAGG